ATGCAGTGACAGTGTTTGCATCTGGCAGTAAGTTTGAGCAGGTGAGTAACTCTATCGGAGGTATCAAGGATTCATTGTTGAGTCTTGACTTTGAAGAGGCACAACAGAAGGCTCAAGTGTTCAGCCAGGTGATGGGCAACCTTAACCCTGCAGACTTAGCTAAGGGCTTCAAGGGCTTCATGGGTACATTGTCAACCATTGGTGGTGCATTCGTGAAGTTAGGGATGACCATCTTAGCTAACCCTATATTTTTACTTGTGGCAGTCATTACTGCTATAGTGATAGCTATTGGTGTGTTCCTTAAAAAGATAGGTGTACTTGATGCAATACTCAAGGCTATCATGGCACCTATCAATGCTGTGATACAAGGCTTCAAGGACTTGACTGACTGGCTTGGATTGACTGACAATGCTGCAGAAGAGAATGCTGAGAAGGTAAAAGAGACCAGTGAGGCTAACATCAAGAACATACAGGAGCAAGGGAAGGCACGAGAGGACCTGTACAACCTAACTAAGGACATGAGTAATGCTGAGATAGAGGCATTGGAGAAGCAGTTAGGTATCGAGATTGACCAGAATGAGTCTATCTATGACATCAAGCAGCAGACCATGGAGCAGACTTATGCTCAGAATCAAGCTGAGATGGATGCCTTGTCACTTAAAAAGGAGCTGACAGAAGAGGATAAAAAGAGGATGGATGAGTTGTTCGCTAAACAGGTACAGCTCAACAGGGATATGATGGCAAATGAGATAGCCAGAGTACAGGCTAAGCAGAAGCTCAACATGGACCTTGACAAGCAGATTGAGTTGTTGTCAGCCAAGCAGATTAAGAACGAATCTGAAAGAGCTAAGGCTATGCTTGACATCCAACGTAAAGAGGCATTGTCTAAGGTTGAGCAACAGATTAAAGAGGCTCAGCAGTTAGGTGATACGACTGCACTGGCTAAGGCTCAGCAGTTAAAGAACCTAATCATTCAGGACTTCAAGAGACAAGAACTTGAGATCACTAACAAAGGCAATGCTGGGATAGCTAAGTCAACTGTGAGCAGTGTGAGCAACACTAATAAGGAGGTCAAGAATAAGTACTCAGAGGCACTTGCAGACCTACGTAAAAAGAACGAGATAGCATACAGAGAGGCAGAGACTGCAGGGAAGTCTGAGCAGGAGTTGAGAGACTTGAAGCTCACACAACTTGAGGCTGAGAAGACATACATTGAGAATAACCTTAAGAACCTGTACAAAAAAGAGGTAGATCAGAAGGATGCTCTATCTAAAATCAACAGTGATATTGCTAAGACCAAAGATAAGACCAGAGAGGAGCAAGAGAAAAAAGAAAATGAGGCTACCCTCAACAGGTTGAAACGTAATGAAGTAGAGGCTCAAGGTGATATTGCTAAACTTGAGGCACAAAAGGCTGTGATAGCAGAAGAGTCCAGACAGAAAATGGCTGCACTGGAAGTTGACTCAGAGGAACGTAAACTACTTGAGGCAGAAACTGCTAAGGCAATAGGTGATATTAATACTCAAATCACTGACAAGCAACTTGAGAACCAACAAAAAATACTTGCAGCAGCACAAACTGTGGCAGAGACCAAACTATCTAAGACAGAATTTGATGCAGCCAGAGCAGATGATAATGCTAAGGCTCAGATATCTGCTGCAGATGCTGTACTCAATGCACAACTTAAGGCATTTGATACACAGAAAGCGGCTGAGTTAGCAGCTAAGGACTTGACTCTTGCAGACAAGGAAGCCATTGAGGAGAAATATAGACAAGCTGACTTAGTTGCCAAAGAGGAACACGCTAAAAAAATCAATGAGATTGAAGCTAAACAGATAGCACAAGGTCTTGACTATGCAGCTCAAGGACTCCAAGCAGGTCAACAGGTAGCTGAGTTACTATTCTCATTCAAGAAAAAGAAACTCAAGGAAGGAACAGCAGAGGCTGAGAAGGCAGCACGTCAAGAGTTTGCAGTACAAAAAGCATTCAACCTTGGTATGGCTGTGATTGATGGTGCTAAGGCCATCACATCTATCCTTGCTCAGTATCCTAAGTTTGATGGTGGGTTTGCTATGGCAGCAGCACTTGCATCAGCTGGTATTGCATCAGCGGTAAACATTGGTAAGATAGCATCTGCAACCTTCCAAGGTGGTGGCTCTGCACCTATCCCACCAGATGTACCTACAGGAGGATTCGGAGGTACCACAACAACAGGAGGGATGGCAGTACCATCAGTGAGCTTGTTTGGAGGTGGTAACAACTTGAACAATGTAGGAGCTCCACAGGAAGGGCAAGGTGGACAGAACATCACTGTTAATGCTATAGTGAGTGAGACTCAAGTAACAGAGGTACAGAATAGAGTAAATAAAATACAAAGAAACGCAGAATTATGACAAGTTATCAAGCACTAATCAACCACATTGAGGCATTCTACAACGATCACTTACAGGTTAAAAAGGTAGGTACTGACTTCACAGAGCAGTTACCAAACTTCGCTACTAAGGATGAGAAGTATCCTCTGGTATTCATAGCACCTGTGACTGCCTTACCAAGTGAGAACACCAACACAATCAGCCTTGAGATATATTGCTTTGACATCATCCAGAAGGATAGAGCCAACATCACTGTGATACTATCGGACTGTCATCAGATACTGGTTGACTTGTTCAATTACTTCACATTCAGTGATGACTACTCCTTTGACATCTTAGGAACGCCATCACTCACCCCTATGAACAACCAACTGCTTGACTATGCAGCAGGGTGGATGATGAGCATAGAGGTGGACATGAGTAACTGGACTGACTGTCAAGTACCACTTATAACAAATCTCCCGGGATAGTACAATATAGGTATGGCAAGCAGACAAAAGATATCACAGATGACCCCGAAAGGGGCTAACCTTGAAGCTACTGACTTACTTGAGGTGAGTGTGTTGACTGGCACTGGATACGGTACTTACTCTATCACAGGGCAGGAGATTATTGATGCTGCTTCAAGTGGAGGTGGTGTTCCATACACAGGTGCTATAGCTGATGTTGACCTTGGCACATTTGACTTGTACACTAACAAGCTATGGTTGTATGATGCTGTCAATGATAACTATGGTAGCATACACTTCACAGATACTGACTTTCACATTGAGGATGCTGATGGTCACAAGATGTTAGTGATTGAGGATGGCTTCATGCAAATACACTTAAGTGATACTGTACAGTCAAATCTATACACATCACTACTCACTGCAACACGTGACCACTATCTACCAGATGCAAGTGGCACTATAGCGTTGACAAGTCAACTACTTAATACCAATCTTACCTCCCCTGCAAATGGTGACTCACTTGAGTACAACGGCTCTCAGTGGGTGAACAAGGGTATTAAGTTCACAGTGGAGTGTATGGATGCCTTGACTGTTGACTTCTATGCACCTTACAACCTTAAGATACAATCAGTTACCAACATACTAAACGCACCGACTACAACACTCAAGGATGACGGAGCAACATACACAGCAGGTGGTGGTGCAACAATAGCATCTGGGAGTAAGATAACAGTGACAGTGAGCACTGCTGCAGTAGTAACCTTAAACATTATTAAGGCATGAGTCAAGATTTATATATCAAGGCCAGAGCAACTGCTACATCACGTAGTACTGCCAAGCTAATGAAGACAGGACAGACTACCTCATACAGAACAGGTGATGATGGTGATATTGAGGCAGGTAGAGCTACCTCCTTCACAGTACTTGCTGAGAATAACCCCTTTGGTAACACTAACAGATTCACTGATGAGTTAGGTGGTACAACGTACACTAACAACATAGTGATTGATTGGAGTACTTATGATGGGAGTACAGTGTTAGGATGGCTTAGAACAGCCAGACCTTTGGTAGGTACTTATACTTGGAATCAAGCTATTGACAATGCTCTTGCATTTAGTATAGGTTCGTTTACTACAGGATGGAAGTTAGCTAATACTGTGGAGTATTCAAGCCTATTCAACTGGGCTAATACACCTGCTAATAAGCTGAACTATGCACCATTTAGTTTAGTAGGTGACTTCTGGTCAAGCACAACAGATGCTAACTTGACAACCAGTGCATTCTATGTCGTCAACTCAGTACAGTTATACTTCTATACTGTAGGTAAAACATCTGGTATTAAGTCAGTATTCAACCGATATTTTACAGTAACAGGAACAACACTAACCTAATATGGCAACTTATAAATTTCCCCAGTTCAATGTAGAGATAACAGACCCACTTATCAATGTGGAGAAGGTCAATGACTCTATCATGTATCACACTTGCTCAGTTGATGTGGTGTTGACCACTGAGTCTGCAGTGTTTGGTGTTACATTCGTAGGGTTTACCTATGTTGATATATGGGATGATGCTGATATTTTAGCTTGGGTTGAGAATGTTGAACTACCTAAGTACTTAGTGTAATGGCAAGATACGCAAATAATGGAGTGTTTAATGTCCTGTATCCTACCAGAAGGAAGATGCAGAAGATATTGCAAGATATTATCAGAAGAGATGACTTGATTGATACAGGTGATCTATATGATTCTATCCGTATCAATGCAAAAGTACCTGCCTTAGGTGAACTTGAGATACAGATAGTAGCTCAGTATTACTTTGGATTCTTGAACAACGGTACAGTACACATACCATCCTTTGACCTTTGCGGTCAGTTCACTAAGGAGCTGGACAGTCAAGGCATCACTGCTGAGATATACTCACAGTACACTGAGTGGATGACTCAGAGGTATCCTATCCTTGATGTGGCTCGTATCTTAGGTGAGAAACGATCTATTATCTACACCTTCCATCCATTGAATGGTAGTTTTGATGTACCTCTTGAGTTTAGAGGTCAGCTATAGATTCAACTCTTTTTTCATAGCAAGCATATTAAAGGTCAAGACAAGTGGTAGGTCAGTGACTTGGTCAAACTTAGTCAAGTCCTCATTGCACAGGCTGTACAGTAGTCTCTCCCATGACCACTTGATGGCACTCTTCTGCTCTTGCTCAGCCTTCACATCTTGGCTTGTCTTTGGTCCATCCTCTTCCTCCTCCCCACTATCATCATCTTGGAACAGTAGCTCATACTTATCCATGAACTCAGTTCTAAAAGTGAGGTATGTAGGTATGATGCCATAGATATCATTGATACAGTAGTCATCCCACAGCTCAGCTCTGTCAAATGGGGAGTACTTATAAGGCTCAAGGACCTCATCTCCCCACTCATTGATGCTATGTTTACGATATAGAATAGATGCAATGTGACCAATGTGCTTGACATAGTCATTGGCAAAGAAATACTCAAGGTCAATGAACTCCCCACAGGTGAGCTTGCTCAGTGGCTTGACCTTCCACTCTCCGATGAGGTGCTTGTAGTTCTTAGATGGCTCAGAGTTTATGAAGGTGATGTCTGCCAGCATGGTGCTGACCTCACTTATGTCAAGGTCCTCAAGCTCATCAGATGGGATGTCTGCCAGTGCGGCAAGTATCTCTATCTCCCTGGTGAACACTTCCTCAATAGTGTACAGCTCTCTAATCTCTTTGAACTGCAGTACATCTATCTCACTCCACGACTTCGGCAGGTGCATCCTTAGGCATTTGTTTTGCTAACTTCTGACCTATCTCAACCAAGTATGGCATGGCTAACTCTGCCTTGAGCTCTCTGATTATCTTTGACTTGAGCTTGATGTGTGCATCTGCATAGTGCTCAGCCTTAGTAAGGTCAGTACGTTTGAACAGGATGGCCAACATCTCTGAGATGTACCCCTTATGTCTTGAGTGCATCACCTTCTCAATGTGTTTAGTGTCCTTAACTGACAACTTGAACTGATCCTCAAAGGCAGTATAGGTGTAGTTCATGTGCTCAAATGACGGTTGTAGCTCTGGCTTACCACTAAGATTGTTGAACTGCTTAACACATTCCTTGAACTCCTCAATAGATACATCCTCCCACTCATCCTCTGCAATGCCTAAGAGCATGAACACCTCAATGTGTTTCTCAATAGCATCAATGTCCTGTCTTGCATGGATTGTAGTGATGTCTTCAAACTGTTGCACCGTCAACTCACTCAGCTGATTGGGTATCTCCTTGCCTAAAATAGTTACCATAAATATTAATTTTTAACAAATATAACACTTTCTACAATATAGGCATGGACAGACCATGCTACAAGATAACAATAGAGGATGCCTACTCCGATGGAGAGGACCTTGGGATGGAGATGATAGCCTTCACCAACAAGCCTGCAATTAAGGTTAAAGGGATGGCATTCAATTCTCATGCTATAATGACATTCAGTGATGATGTTAAGATGCGTATTGTTGCTCCTGCCATGATACCTATGGAGATCTACAGGAAGGATGAGGATGGTAGTGAGTATGATGTACAGTTCACTGCAGAAGTGATTGAGGCCATACATAGCAAGTTCATGCTGAACCTACAGAACAAGGATATCTTTAACCTTGAGCATGATGCTACTGAGAAAGTACCTGCATACATCCTTGAGGCATGGATAGTGGACAGCCCAAAGACTGATAAGGCATTCACAACATACGGCATTGAAGTACCTAAGGGAACATTGATGTTGACAAGCCAAGTAACTGATAAGGAGTACTATGATAAGCTGGTTGAGTCTGGTCAAGTAGGATACTCTATTGAGGGATTCTTAGGTATGAAATTATCGGAACAATTAAATTTAAATACAATGAAGTTACCTGATGGAGAGCATCGGATTGAAGACAAAATCTACGTCATAGCAGATGGAGAAGTTGTTGAGATTAAAGATGTGCCTACCGAAATGGAGGCAGAAATGGCAGCAGACCCTGCTGTTGAGGAAGAAGCTCAGACCACTGTAGACAATGCAGAGGAAGCTGTACAAGAAGAAGAGTCTGCAGCAGCAGCAGAGGATGTTGAAATGGCAGTTGACCCTGCTCTTGATGCTGAGGCTGTACTTGCTATAGTAGGACCAGTTATTGAGGAGCAAGTTAATCAACTTGTTGCTATGATAGCAGACTTAAAAAACCAGTTGGAAGAAAGCCTTTCAGCTGAGACTGTGGAGGAAGCAGCACCAGTTGCTTTGACTGCACATGAGAAATTTAAAGAATTTGTAAAATTTTCAAAAACCAAATAAGATGACACGTAACCTTAAATTCGATTTAGATATCGAAACAAACGCACTATTATGTGCAAACCCAGATGAGTTCTACTCAAAGGCTTATTTATCAAGCCCTGACATTGCTAACAACTTCCGTACCCTACCAGGTATCAAGTCAAAGACAAAATTAGCTAATGTAACTTTCGGTTCATTATTACAAGCTTCAACTTGTAACTTCTCTGCACCTACTGATTCATTAGATGCTATTGACATTGATGTATGTGCATTGTCTGCAATGGCTCAATTATGTCAGTTTGACTTAGAGCAATCATTCTTAGCTTTACAAATGGCTCAAGGTTCTAATGGAGATTTCACTGTTGCATCATTCATGTCTTATTACTGGAATGAAATGGCAATGGTTATCGGTCAAGACTTAGAGTTGTTGAGATGGCAAGGTGATGTTGAATCTGTTGACCCATTATTATCTCTTTGTAACGGGTACTTAGTACAGTTGTGTGGTGATGGTGATGTAAACGGATTGTACTCTGGAGCTGTTTCTACATCAAATGTGTTGACAGTATTGGAGGCTGTAGTTAATGCTGCTCCTGCTGCTATTGTACGTAAGAAAGCAGACTTGAGATTGTATGTTTCAACAAATGTAGCTAACGCTTATGAGTTGAAAGCAGCTCAAGGTAACACTCAAACTTATGTTACATTACCATTAGGATTGACTTTCTTAGGTATCAATGTAGTTGTTTGTGAGGGTATGCCTGACAACACTATCTTGTTGACTTTGAAAAACAACCTTATCTATGCATTTGATGCTGAAGGTGATTCAAAAGCATTGAAAGCAGTTAACTTATCTGACTCAGTTGCTGAGCCTTACTTAAGAACTCGTGCAAACATGAAGGCTGGTTTCCATTACACCAACCCTGCTGAAATCGTTTTGTATAACGTATGTTTTGACTAACAATATACCAGGGGGGCAGTAAGTGCTCCCCTATTTTTAAACCTTAAAAAAATTAATACAGATGAGCTGTTCAACTTTAGAGACAATTTTAAAATCTTGTGACAACAATTCTGGTGGGGTATATAAGTTCTATGTAAACCAACAGGACAACATAGATGAGACTGGTATCACATTTGATGCTATCAATACTTATACCATAGACACGTTACCATTAGTGGTAGGTGCTGACCCATTCATTGAATTAGAGTTCAAGAGAAACACATCCTCTTATACAGAGGAGAGTGCTATAGACTTGATTAACGGATCAAGCTACGTTACTGCAACTGTGAACTTGATGTTCCACAGAAGAGACCAAACTAAGTCTCAAGCTATCAAGGTACTTGGAGCAGGTCAACAATACTTGGCTGGTATCATTCAAGATGCTAACGGCTTATACTGGTACTTCCCTTACTTGCAGGTATCTGCAACAGGTGAAGGTTCTGGTACAGCTCGTGCAGATGGTAGTAAATATTCTTTGACATTAGTAGCAGAGAATGACTACTTAGCATATGAAGTAGACCCTACAATCATCCCTGGACTCCTTTAATCCTTGCCGATTATAGACAAGAGCCTCACTTCGGTGGGGCTTTTTTAATTATTATAAACAGGTGATACAATATAGGTATGATATATCTTGAGAAGGACTCAGTGAATAGCTTTGTGTTGACCCTTACAGAGGTCACTACAATACCCAATGCACTCTATTTATTTGAGTTTGAGGATGAGTTCAACACTGCACCCGACCCAATCTATTGGAGTGGACCAGATACCTCACCTTGGCCTTCAAGATATAACCTGTTTACTATTGATGAGCCTACAGATATTGACTTTGTGAAAGGTCAGTACAGATACAAGGTCTATCAGACACCCACATACACCCTTGACCCTACTGGCTTGACCATGATAGAAGAGGGTAGGATGGTAGTGGCAGGACTAACAACTAACTCAATATATGACTGATGGCATGGTATAGTAGATTCATAGGCTCTAAGCCTCAAGCAACAGAAGTAGTGGAAGGATATCAGTCCTTCAGCACTCCATTTGGTAGGGTAGGTGATGCCAACTTATCACTGCCTTATGTCAATGGTAGGTACCAGGTGGCAGGATACATCCCATTCGGGCAGAACAATATGTTCCCAGAGCTACTTAACCAGCTGTACTATACCTCACCACTGCACGGTGCTATAGTGGACTTCAAGACCAACGCTGTGATAGGTGGTGGATATACCCTTGAGACGGCTAAGATGTCAAATGAGGATAAGTTGAAGCTGTACACCTTTGAAAAAAAGATTAAGTTAGGCAAGGTTGACAAGGCTGTCACTCAGCAGTTGATAGTTCACCACAGAGTGTACTTCAAACTATGTTACAATAAGAAAGGTGATCTATACAAGATAGAAAATATCTCCCCAGAGAAGGTGAGAATAGCAAGAGATAAGATAACTTACTACCTATGTGATGACTGGTCAGCTCGTATTGATGTGATGCCTATCAAGAAAGCACATCCTACCAACACTGACCTTGAGCAACTATACTGCTATGAGTTGATGACCTTAGGGCAGGAGTGGTATCCGCTTCCTCAGTACAGTTCAGCACTTAATTTTGCGTTTCTGAGTGGTGAGTTGTCATACTTTGCTAAGGCTAACATCCAAAACTCAATATTTCCTTCCTTTGCTATGATGTTCCCTAAGAGACCACAGTCAGAGGAAGAGAAGAACATGATTAAGCACACCATTGACAGGTTGAAAGGTGCTGCTAATGCCGGGAAGGCTGTGGCATTCTTTGCCAACAACCAGGACCAACTACCAAAGATAGAAGCACTACCTGTCAACAACAATGATAAGCTCTTCCATGAGGCATCTGCACTCAACACTGAGCAGATATGCTTTGCACATACTATTGACCCTATCTTGATGGGTGTAAGGACCACAGGTTCATTAGGTGGTGGAGCTGACATCAAGCAGGCTTATGTAGTGTTTGAGAAGAATGTAGTGATGCCATTGAGAAATGAAGTAGAGAATATCGTTAATGAGCTCCTTCACCTGGCTAAGATACCAGGTCACTATACCATCAACAACTTCCAGATTATCAATGAGACTATTGTAGAGATAGAAGGTGACGCATCTAAGACATCTGATGCACTGAACTCATTGAGTCCACTTGTAGCTACTAAGGTACTTGAGCAGATGACACCTAATGAGGTCAGAGCACTTGCATCATTGCCACCTGTTGAGGGGGGTGATGTAGTACAATCAACAACACAACCAACACCTGCACCATGATATACTTCATAACAGAGACATACCTCAAGACTAACACACCTATTACAGCAAATGTGGATGTAACAGATGTTACTCCCTACATAGCTACACAGGCTCAGCTTAGAGTTATGCCTATCTTAGGAACAACATACTACAACTATCTACTGGGAGCGTACAATGCTCAGACATTGACACCAGATGAAGAGGACCTTGTTGCCTTCATACAGCCAGTGATAGCATGGAGGAGTGCAGAAGATGCTGTCTTTGGGTTGACTTACCAGCTCAAGAACAAAGGACTGCAGACTCAGTTTGGTGACTACTCATCATCTGTGGGCCGTAGTGAGGTGGCATTTGGAATGGAGCACTACGCACAGAAGGCTTCATTCTTTGAACAACGGTTGATTAGGTACTTAATAGCTAACAAGGACTTGTATCCTGGATTCACTGACCCTGCCAACAGAGATACTGACCTTCGACCTATGATTGACAGATGTATCTGTGACTGTGTAGGTATGTGTCATGCTGGATGCCCTTGTGGAGGGATGAGAGAGAACGGATATAATAACTCAATACTTATATTATAATGGCATACGACCCAGCAACACCACCACTGATTGAACAGTGGGCTAATAACATAGGAGAAACTCAACCAATACAAGGATCATGGATTGAGGCTATTGCTACAAAGTATGGAGCAGCATATAGAACAGGTGATAGACTTGCAGACATAGCAGCAAAACTTGGAGTAGACCTTAGAACGAGCAAAGGTGATCATTATCAAGATATTGCTTTGAAGTTAGATTCAAGAGCTCGACCACATCAAGGTTCATGGTTAGCAACTATTGTACAACTAACAAAACCAGCATAGACATGGCATTCAATGAGATAGCATTCACAGTGATCACAATTCTTATGTCAGCCATAGGATACTTCCTAAAAGGACTGCATAGTGACCTTAAAACTGTAGTAGAGGAACAGAAGAAAATTATTGAGACTCAAGGAAAGCTCAAAGGTAAGATTGAACTGGTTGATAATGAGTCCAGGTTCAAGTATGAAGCCATTGAGAAAATGACTCAGCTCGAGATTAAGCATCTGGCAGAGCAAATCAGTGAGCTAACCCAGTCAGTGAAGAAACTAATTGAAGTACAGTTAACAAGATGAGCATAAGACAAAGATGGTCCGCAAAGACCCCTAAATTCTGGAAGAAAGTCCAGGCCATAGCTATAACAGTGGGAGCAGTTGCAAGTGTACTTGTGGCTGCACCTATCGCCCTACCTGCAGCAGTAGTGACCTTGAGTGGATATGCTATCACTGCAGGTACTGTGGCGGCAACCTTATCACAATTAACAGTTGAACACAATGACGAACGTTAAGAACTACACTGACCAGCAATTACTTGATAGAGTCAAGGGATTGAAGTCTTATAAGAGCATCCCAGCTGATATGTGGCTGTTGTTTGTTAGGTCAAATGAGGATGCCAACAACGTATTTGATGACAAATGCTACATTTTTAAGGGCTCTTCCTTCCAGTTTGTCACCTCTTGCACCACTAACAAGGGCAACAAAGGTACTGCTGTGATGTGTGCTGACCAATGGAACTATGATTCATATGCATACGGTAAGCATAGAGGCAAAATGGAGGCTCTAAGACAGATAAAAGGAGTACCATATCAACGTGATTACAGTGTTGATGGCAAAACCAACCCCACAACAGAGGTAAAAACTGACCTCATCTTCATGAATGTACATGGAGCAACCTACAACAAAGGCTCACAACAAGTGGCTGAGCAGATTGGTGGATGGTCAGAGGGATGTCTGGTTCTTAACAACAACCCAGAGTATGAGCGTATGGTTAAGATGGCAAAGGACCAACCTAAGGTATCAATAGTATTATTAAATGAGTTCTAATATGGCAAAGAAAGTAGGCAGACCTAAGAAAGTGGACCTCATCATTGAGACCAACAAGGCAGAAGTAGAATACCATAAGGATGGTACTAATCATGATCTCAAGTATGATGGGAAGAAAGTAGATGTTCACATCACAAAGGATGAGACAGGTACCAAAGTTGAGGTGCAATCTGAAAATAAGTTCCTGAAAGCAGTTGCAACCTTAGCATCTAAATTTGTTGTAAAGAGATTCAAGAAAAAATAGTACCTGCCTACTTACCATAAGAACAGTTAGCAGGTCACTCCACTATGTATAAGCTCACTTAGGTGGGCTTTCCTTATTTAGAATCATTATAAATTACAATTATTTTCAACAAATTGTTTATTATTATTTGCACGTATGGAAAATATGACTACATTTGTAAGGTAATCAAATCAGAAAAAAATGGAAAAATTTGTAAAAGACTGCGAAGAGTGCCAAGGAAATGGCAGAACTTACACCAACAACACATGGGATAATGACCCTCAATATGATGTATCTTATGAATGCAAGTATTGTGAGGATGGTAAGGTCAAAGATAGTGAGGCATGGTCTGAAGCTATTGAGGATGCTGAGTACATGATTGAGGGTATGATCACCCGCATCAGAATCACATCAGATAACATCATGTTATGTGCTAAATTAGACTGCCACAACCTTGTTAAAAGATACAAGAACAGACTACACACACAAGCACGAGCTCTTGCAAGACTTGAGACTTATAAAGCTAACCTTCAAAACTTATAATCATGACAGAGAATCAAAAAGCAATACGTGACACCCTTATCATGGGTGCAGCGTTTCTGGTAGTTACAATAGTACTAACTATCATGGGAGTTATAGGATGATAAATTTAGCATACATTAAAGGGTGGGATAGGTTCAATGAGAGCCTGTACCACCGTTACCTTAAAGCAATAAACAATGTGGATAATACACTACAAAGCATACACTCAAGGACAGTGGATGAGATTCAGCAAGATCGTAGAAGCAGACTCATCTGCTCAAGCAAGGCAAAAAGCCGACATATGGGAGAAGTTAATAATCAAGGTGAGTAAGATATGAAAGCAAAAATCAAAGCACAACAAATCTATGCAGCTGCTATTGTTCTTCATGGTCCAGAACAAGCCAAAGAACAAGCAATCAACTCAGCAACTGCAACTCATGCTCTTGCACCATTTGAACAGCAGAAGTACTGGAAGGAAGTGATCACACTATTAGAGAGCAAATGATATTAAATTCAACAACAGCAGTACTTGCTTGGAAGGCAATATACTACGTAACAAGGTACTCATGAACCAGTTTAAGATGTACAGGTGCATCAAACTAATGGAGCTCCTGCAAGATACTCCCAGACAAATCTACACCATAGCAAGGTACTTGGGAGTAAGTGACAGGACCGTCTACAGATATTTTAACCTGTACAAGCAGTTAGGATATACACTTGAGAAGGATAGTAATAATAAATACAGATTGACAAAATGAAAGAGTTAGCTATGATTAGCTGGACTGCCGGCATGGTTATGATTTTAGTAATATTGATAACTAATTACAATGATAGAAGAAATAATTGAACACATCAAAGAGCATGAACTGGCTAAGCCAAGCAGAGCAAGAGAATATGTGTACAGGAGAGCATTCATTTGCCACCTGCTACGCAAACAAGGATGGACTTATCAAAAGATAGCAGACCTATTCAACAGAAACCATGCCACCATCCTGCACTCTATTGGTGTCCACAACCAGTTCATGCAACACAATGATAAGATCTACCTATCATACATTGAGAATGAGATTGAACTGTTTGAGCCAGTTATTGAGGTGAAGAGAAACATCTATGATGACATCTTGAAGTGCAACAACACCACTGACTTGAAAATAATTAAGGAAATGATTGCAAATAATGAATATTATTGACTACTTTAGCACTGCTTTTACTTGATTGATTATCCAAAAAGACCCCCTCCTTGACTGGCTGGGGGTTTTTTTGTTGACTGTAAACTTGAGTTGACAGTAGTTGACAGTAGTTTACACAGTTAAAATACTACATATCAGTGCCTTATAGCAAAAGTGTACAGTTTACAGTAGTTTACACTTGAAATTTCAATATTTTTTTACCTCATCAAAAATGTACTTTTTTAAAAAAAGTGTAAGTTTACACTAAAAAAACTCTGTATCCCTTGTAAATACTGAATTTTTACTGTCAACTTAGTTTACACTTTTACTGTAAACTAGTTTACACTTTCCATTGTTAATAAATTGTTGATTGTTGGTTCAGATAAATAAGTATATTTGCAAAGGGGTTGTCGGTTAGCTGCCACATAAAAGGTTTACACTTGTCCTTTCCCCCTCTTTTTTTTTATTCAAGTGTGTTAAAACAAGTTACAATGATAACAAAAGATTATTTAAAAAAACTCGCCTCATTAGGTTATAGTATCATTCCTTGTGATGCTACTAAGAAACCTATTGAGATGAAGTGGACCTCCAAACCATGCAAGACTCATGATGAGATTGACCAGATGGATGCAGAGCTCTATGGATGCCGTTCGGGTGTTAATGACATTGAGTGCATTGATGTTGATCTAAAAGTATTCTCATCACTTCCAGAAAAATTAGCCTGGTGGAATGAATACATTTCCTTCCTACGAGATAACATCTCTGAGTTTGATTATAAGTTTGTCATAGCTAAGACTATGAGAGATGGATATCACATTATCTACAAGTGTACAAAGGTACAAGGCAATACAAAGATTGCTAAGTTGCAAGGCATGAAGGAAGCTATCATTGAGACCAGGGGAATAGGTGGTCAGTTCATTTTGTACGGCAACTTCCATGGTGACAATGAGTATCATGACATCAAGTACATCACAGAGGAGGAGAGAGAGATACTTTGGTCCATATCTAAGACCTACAACTACATTGAAGAGGTCAATCTTGACAAACCAACTAAGAAACAGTACTCAACAAATGAGGATGAGGTCACTCCATGGGATGACTACAACTCAAAGAACAACACTATTGATTTGATTAGTAATGAGTTCACTATTGTTAGAAACACCACAAAGAGTTACATCATACGTAGGCATGGAGCTGAGTCACCACACTCTGGCTATGTGTACAAAGATAGTGGATGTATGTATCTGTTCAGCACTGGCACACAATATCCAGCTGAGAAGTTACTTAGTCCATTTGCTATCTATGCCCATAAATATCACTTTGGTGATATGAAACAAGCCGCCAACGATCTCTATGACAAAGGATATGGCTCTCGTAGGGTGCCACAGATAGAACTGGATGACAAGCCTAAGGTAGATGTGAGTAAGTTAACCTTCCCTATCGATATCTATCCAGAGAATATTCAGCACTTTATCTTAGAATCTGCCCACACATTAGGGCTGTCAATAGACTATATGGGATGTGCATTCATGTGGATGCTATCAGTGATAGTAGGTAACTCATTGAAGGTAGAGGTCAAGAGTGGATGGCTTGAGACAGGTACACTATGGATATCATTAGTAGGTAAGGCAGGTATTGGTAAGACTCCCAGCATCAACCAGATAATCAGACCCCTTGAAACTGTCAATAATACCCATATCAAACGCTATATTAAGGAATATGCTAAGTGGGTTGAGTATGAGAAAAAAGACAAGCAAGAGAAGGAGCACTCAGAAGAGGTAAGGAAGCCTAAAAAGACTCAGTTCATAGTGAATGATATTACACTTGAGGCATTGGTTGACCTACATGAAGAGAATAAGAACTCAGTAGGTGTATTTAAGGATGAGCTGGCAGGATGGTTCAAAGATATGAACAAGTATAGGGCAGGTTCAGACCTTGAATTTTGGCTATCTTGCTGGAGTGGTAAGGCTGTGAGTATGAACAGGAAGACAGCTAAGAGTTCATTTGTTGACAAGCCACATATCCCAGTGCTTGGAGGTATACAACCGACAATATTTGATGCTTTTAATACAGAAGAGAACAAAGAAAATGGATTCACAGATAGGATGTTAATATCTTTCCCAGATTTATTCGTTGAATCTTACAATGAGAATGAGATGGATGTAGCTACATCTGTCTGGTATGATGCCTATATAGTGAAATTTTTTGAAGAGGTAAAAATGAAGTGGGTTAAGTACAACGTAGAGGATGACATTGAGCCTATGGTAGTGCGAATGACTAAGGCATCTAAGCAACAATGGACCAGAATCTTTAATCAGATTACTGAAATGCAAAACAGTGATGCTGAGAATGAGTATATGAAGTCAATGCTACCAAAACAGAAGAGTTACATCCCAAGGTTCGCTATGTTAATCAATTCTTTATGGGCCTATGACCAACCAGGTGAGTATTATTTTGGCACTCTCATGGAGCCATCTATGTTGAGAGCTGAGAAGTTATCTCACTACTTCATAAACATGAGTAAAAAGGTTAAGATAGAATCAGCAGAAAAAAAAGAGCTCAAGGATGTAATTAAAAACGATCCTGGTAAGACTAAATTTGACAAGTTCAAGGTGATGTACCAGGCAAATAATAAACTGAACAAGGTTAGTGTAGCTGATTTATTGGATGTATCAAGAGAATGTATTTATAAATGGGTTAAAAAGATAGATAATGATAACAGTAAATAGTCTTAGCGGTGGTAAAACATCAAGCTATATAGCTCAACACTACCCAGCTGATTATAATATATTTGCATTAGTCAGAACAGATGACAAAAATTGTCTATTTCCAGATGATAAAATTAGGCAAATTGTATCCGATAAATTAGGAACAGAGTTTATAGGTACTCTTGAAGATGATACTATAATATATACAATGCTTGACTTAGAGCAATTTATTGGGAGCAAAATTGACTGGGTAACTGGTAAAACCTTTGATGAGATAATTACAAGGAAAAATGGCACTACATTTCTACCCTCTTGGATGCGTAGATTTTGCACTACTGAAATGAAATTAGAACCTATTTTTTATTGGTGGTATAATAATATAAATAAACCAATTGAAATGAGAATAGGATTTAGAGCCAATGAAGTTTCACGTGCAGAAACAATGATTAATAAATTAAATAAAAATGGCTTAAGTGAATTTGATGCTATAATAGGTAAAACAAAAACAGGCAATAGTAATAAACATAAACTAATTGAATGGCAAAAACCTTCATTTCCTCTTATTATAGATGGTATTTTTAAAGATACTATTGAGGAGTATTGGAGGGATAAACCAGTTAGATTTGCCTACATGAATAATTGTGTAGGATGTATGCACAAAGAACCATTATTACTTAATAAAATGGCAAGGTTACACCCAAATAAATTAGAATGGTTTGCTAAACAAGAAAGATTAAGCACAAACAATTGCACATGGAAAGAGAATTTTACTTACGACCAAATAATAAAACATAAACCACAAACAGAATTATTTGATGATGACTTCACAGACTGTGATAGTGGATACTGTGGACTATAATATATAAACTATGAATAAACAAAACCAACAACTACTCAAGGCACTGGAGCTGGAGTCAATGAAACGAAAGTACCCTACCACTCCTGAGAGTTACTTAGGGCTGACTAAGTGGGCAGATAACTCAGCCAACGCACTGACTAAGTGTGTGATTGCTTACATCACCTACAAAGGAGGTCAAGCAGAACGTATCTCATCACAAGGGCAGTACAGGGAAGGAGCAAAGATACAAGTGGGAACAGGTGAACTTGCTCACCACAGACAGCTTCCTGGGAAGTGGACACCAGGACAAAGTACTAAGGGAACTGCTGACATCTCATCTACCATTAGAGGTAGGTCAGTTAAGATAGAGATCAAGTACGGCAAGGATGTACAGTCTCAAGTGCAGAAGGAGTATCAAGCAGCCATTGAACGTGCAGGAGGGGTGTATATCATTGTGAGGACTTTTGATGAGTTTGTGGAGTGGTATGAACAATTTACAGAAGGGATATGATAGGATGTAAATTAATAAAAAAAATAACTATGACATCAAAAGAAAAAGCAAAAGAATTATTGGATAAATATTATATTATTTGTCAAGAATTTACGGAAGAAATACAATGCAGCATTCAGGCTAAACAATGCGCATTGATTACAGTGGATGAAATACTTGAAACTAAACTATTAAAAAATAGATATTGCGGTTTTGTTGAATTAGATAAAAGCCATATTGAATATTGGAACGAAGTGAAAAACGAAATTGAACTACTATGAGAATCAAACTAAAATTCCCCAGGGCAAAGATATTTCTCAAGCACATCAAGAAAAAATACAAGTGCTATGTGAGGGGTATAAATAATGAACATGATAATTGTTAATAACTTTATTTTGTATATATGCAAAACTTTATTATCTTTGACGAAAATAATTTAATCATGGAAAAGCAATTAATCAGCTCATCTGAGAAAATCAGACAGGCAAATGAAGTACAGGTCACACTGTCCTTCCACCAGAAGCTCCACAGAGCTAAGTTAGCAATCGGTAAGGTTACTAAGAATGCTAACAACCCCCACTTCAAGAAGTCATACGCTGACTTGAATGCAATCATTGAGGCAGTTGAGCCTATTCTACTTGAGAATGGACTACTACTCCTGCAACCTATCCAAGGCAACAGTGTCTGCACTCAGATTATTGACATTGACTCAGGCATCAGCATTGAGTCTTGTATGGAACTGCCAGCAGGAATGAACCCACAACAGCAGGGTAGTGCCATCACTTACTATAGACGTTACACCTTGCAATCTACTCTATCATTACAGGCAGTAGATGACGATGGTGCAGCGGCAAGTAAGTCAACACCAACTAAGCCACCTATCAGTGATGAACGACTTGATGGAGCACTTAAGTCTATTGAGGCAGGCACTTACACCCTTGAGAAGTTAAAGGATCAGTTTTCACTAACTAAAGAGCAGGAGGCAAGACTAT